ATTATAAGCGATGGTTCTTAGACTGTGAGGCGTGAAATTATTAATGTTGCTCATATATTAAACATATTGATGTATGTTTAATATGTTTAATAAAAATATTGTCCAAAAATATTTTGTCAACATAAAATATAAAAATGTCTAGTACTCATACACAACAACAACCACCACGCAATAATGTTGCCAATGATTCAAAAATAAATGACTTTGACTTTGACTTTGCGATGTGTCATTGTTATAGTTATAGTTGTTGTTGATGAAAAACACGATGAATCTAATGAATATAATAATATTTTATATACCGAAACGATAGATATATATGGGGAAATGTTAAAAATTATGAAACAAAATGAATTACAATATAATAAATTTAGCAGTTATCAAAAATATAAACCACAAATAGAACCAAAATATACATATACCGTCTCAAAACCTATACCTATACCTATACCACATCAATAATTTATTTGCGATTAGACGCGACTTTTAACGCACTTCTTATCTATTTTGATGCTTTGCCCCCCACCTTCGCCTTGTGGAACAATATTTAGAATACAGCGGGCCTTTTTTCCATAGAGCGGTTCCGTACATCCCTTTTCCTCCTTTTTATTTTTATTAGTATTTTTAAGCGTTCTTGAATTATGTTTTAATACCGAGTATTTGAATACTTTCGGGTTTTCGTTGGTACATCTAGCGCGAAAATGTTCATAACGTTCTCGTACATCACAATAGGTTAAATTTGATTTTTTATTGAGCATTTTATTGACCAATTCGTGTAAATTATAAATGTAGCGCGAAAACGTGTCCCTATTTTCCATGTCTTTCATTGTTAGAGGCAATTGTTTCAAATTAGCCTTTAAATTCTTGCGACAAGCACCACAAGGTAGCACATTCTGTAAAGACAATATAAAATCTCTATACTGTGTTTTTTGTTCCAATGTGGGGTGGACGGGGTAATTGAAACTAATTGTATGTAACATATGCCATTGAGGTGGGCCCCAAATAGTTGTTAAAAACCCATCGCCCGAATAAAAGTCGGACCTTTTAAATACTCTTTTAGTTTTATTTGTTTTTTTATGGTTATTTTTATGTTTTCTAGTTTTCTTCATTTATATTATAAGTATAAAAAATATAATATAAATATATTTTAATGCCCGCAACACCTTTAATTGTAGAATTTGCCAAATCAACGCAAAATGTATGCTTATCTATTGGCATATCTATATTACTAATCATTATATTTATGATGTCCCCGCTTAATACCTTTTTGTTGTCGTCTATTATCGCCAAAATTGTCATATTAATAGTTTTAGGATACACGATTTATTACAATGTAATACAAACGCAGCAATTCGCCAACAAGTTTAATATATCAGTGTATTCGAGTGATAATGGTTGGAGCATCGTGAATACAAATGTGCTATGTAGCTATATATTTTCGCTATTTTTAGTGGTATTGTTTTTATCAGTTATACGCACCTTTTTTTAATGCTTTCCTACCTTTTACCCTATAAGGGGCAAAAATAATAAAAGATGTAGCAATATTCGTTTAAAATAAAATGGATATTTATTCTATATATATAATAATGCAACGTCCTTCGCCTCAATATCCTATGTCTATGCCCGGAATGGGCTCTATACAGCCCAAAATGGGTGGCACCCCAATACAGCGTATTAGGGGCGCAGTCGGTAGTGTTTTCAGTTGGACCAATATTATCATATTTATTGTTATATTGATCTTTGTTTTTGTAGGATATACTGTATATAAACAGTATTCGGCAAATAGCACCAATTTTTACGCTAATAGAGAAAATATACCTAATGGACAAGCCCCCGCTAACAGTACCGCCACACTTATGCTCTTTTATGTAGATTGGTGCCCTCATTGTAAAACAGCCAAACCCGAATGGGACGCTCTAAAAACGGAATATGAGACCAAAACTATAAATGGCTACACAATTGTATTTGAGGAACACAATTGTACTGTTGATGGCCCCGAAGTGGAGCAACTCATGGATAAATATAAGATAGAAGGCTACCCTACCATTAAACTAATTAAGGATAACCAAGTTATTGAATACGACGCAAAACCGACTAAATCTACTATGGAACAATTCCTAAACACGGTTCTTTAAGTTCGTTTTACAATTATATTTTTTGTAAAATATTATTATTAGAATTATATATAATGGTAAACGAAAGGAACCATCAACCTTCTAGCCAAATTGGCAGTAATTACAGTAGACTGTATATTCCAGCTGATAGTTTACCGCGTGGGGATATGGGAAAAGCTATCAAACCGCCTTCATCTTATACAGCGCCAATATTTTATTGCCCTAACAACCAGACTCAAGAAAAGATTGGTTATGCTATCTTTTATCCTATGGGTGCTCGTGGAGATATGTTTCAAGTCAAAATAGTGTCGGGAAGATATGGAACTATCGCCTTTCCATTTCCAACGTCAATAGTAACAACAGTTAAAAATAATAAACAATGTATGGCCGACGCAATTAATTACAGTGTTATGACAGTAGCATTTAGTCCCGGAAAGAAAACGCCTTCTCATCTTGGTGCGCTAGGCGGAGTGACAGAGATAAGTACCGAAAGTGGGGGTAAAGGCATGTCGTTTAATGTTTTTCACTAAAGCGGTTCTAAATTATTTTGATTTTCTAAAAAATCATCCGCATCTTTAACACCAATCGCATACAATTCTTGTCTAAATTCTTGACTTAAAATAGTTTTGTGTAAAGTTTCCAATTTAATTGGGCTTTCTGTAAACTTGCAAGTGACTGTGTTTAAAATTTGCTCCTCTTTTATATTTTTTTTTAAGAAATTAATAGTGTTAATCGTGATACTACTAACATATTCTAATAACGAGCTTTCTTCGGTAATTATTACGTTATTAATAGGTGTTTTTTCGTCATAGGTGCTTTTAATCCCTAGTATTTCGTTTGCGTTTGGATATTTATTTAAACAGTAACTTAAAGGATAGTTAGCCAAAACGCCTCCATCAACAAGACAGCAACCATCCATAATAGTGGGCATAAAGAGCCCCGGTAACGCAGATGACATTGTTAGTGCTTGAGTTAAAGCCAAATTAGGGTGGCTTTCGTGCGATAATTCTAGCGTTTCAAATTTGTTTAAATCAAATGTAAATATGTGCAGATCTATGTTAGAAAAGGCATATAATTCAGCCAATGTGATATTCAATGATAAATCCTTGGCTTCCAGCAACGGTTTAAAAATGATTTCCATAAACCTTTTATCAAATAGTCCCTTGTTATAATACGAATCAAATATTTGACGCGCGTTTAATTTAAATGCTTGATGCCACGGTCGCTCCAATACATATTTTGTTAGTGTTTCCCAATCGTAGTTTAAACATATGAATGCGCCAATAATGGAACCGACAGATGTTCCGTAGATGGATTGAATATTATTATGAGCCCAATAAGCGCGTTCTTCAAGCCGCTGTAAGGCACCTATAAACCGAAAACCTAGAGGGCCTCCCCCCGATATAACTAAATGTTTTATGGTCATTTAGTTATATATGTAAAAGTGTTTATATATTTTAATAAATATAATATTTTGTTAGTATATAAATGGCAGATAGACCAATGAAAGGGCAAGATTTATTTAACACGGCTGCTGAATGGAGTATACTAACAAAAGAACAAAAAAATAAAGCAAAAATGCTTACTACGGGTAGATCATTTAATCCCGACTTAATAGATGAACTACGAAGACAGTATGACAAATGGGCAAAAGACAATCCCGTACACATGACAAGGCAAGAAACAAGAAATAGAAGAAATCAACGAATGTTCAATCCAATTGGTTTAAGTAGTACAAATACGCGCGATTGGCAAAATTCCATACGGCTGACTGACGTCCCAAATAGAGCATCCCAATTATCCCAAACACCATTTAATCCGATTATGCCTCCACGGCCGCGAGTGACGTACGCCCCAACACTAGGAGACATCGCGGATACTGCTGTCGCGCGAGCACCAACCGAGCCGGATGAACGCCCTCCATGTAATAAACGCAGTGGATGTAGTATGATGGGAGGCCGTTATAAACGCAGTATAAAACGCAGTATAAGGCGAAATATCAAGCGACGTAAAATGTCTCGTAAAAGACGCCATCGTTAAATTTAAAAACCTATATCATTGTTATTTAGCCAACAATTTTTTCTCACAATGAATTAAATGGCAAATATATTTACTTTGGAGAATTTCACGGATTTTTCCGAGAAGTTGAATATTGACGAATTATATGAAAAAAAGCGGCAAAGCGATCTTTCAAAGCTTGAATTATATAAAAAAATATTAAACCGCATACATGTTCGCATTAAAACAACCGCTCGCCAAAATATTCACGAAAAATTCTGTTGGTTTGTTATTCCCGAGACCATAATAGGGGTACCAAAATATGATCAAGCCAATTGTATTGCGTATATTATGGATACATTACAAACAAATGGATTCCAAATACGATATTTTCATCCGAATACGATATTTATATCATGGAATCACTGGGTGCCGACCTATGTTCGCAACGAAATAAAGAAAAAAACGGGTATAGTGGTCAATGAATATGGAGAAAAGGTAGAAAAGGAGGGGGAAGGAGAAGAAGATCCTAATCAACTAACATCGCAGCAATCAATAGAACAAATAAAAAACAGTAAAAAATACACGCCTATTAATACCTATAAGCCTCAAGGAAAGCTGGTGTATAGTGAAGACTTATTAAACAAAATGGAAGATAAATTCAAATAAAATAAAAATATATAATATATGAAGACCAAAAAAAGAAATACCCGTAATCGCGACCAACCTAAAACAAAAAAACAAAAATGTAGGCCAACACAGCCCGAACTCCAAAAATATTGTCGCGAGCACGCCAATACCTTTAACCAATTTGAGGATGAATTTGAAGATTCATTCAAAACTAGTCTGAAAAAAGCGGACGCGAATATTGAGGCGGAACTGGTTAAAATGTTTAAAACACCATTTACACCATCTAAATACACACCACGAAGTGATTTTTATACATATGTTAATTATCAATGGCTAGAGGAAAAGACCAATGAAATTAAAAAACAATTAAAATATTACGTTCAAGTAGATAGTTTTCGTGTTACCCAAGAGAAGGTTTTTTATGAGATTATGGATATTGTAAAGGAGTATATTAAGAATAATAATTCCAAAAAAGCTACCTCTATTAAAAATCTATATCTATCATTGTATCACTTAAATGACCGATCAGCTGAAAAATATGTTGAATACTATTTGGATTTAACAAATAAGCGTATATCGCGAAATAATTTATACGAAATATTAGGTGGCCAAAATCGCAACGAAATCGTATCGTGGGGCGTACCAATCGTTTGGTCTGTGTTAAAAGACGAAAAAAATGTTAATATCTATAGGTCGTACATATCCTCTCCCCAGCTGACCATTTATGACTATGAAATCTATATTGAGGATAGAGAAGACGATCAAGTAACTAAACAGTATAAAAAACTATTTAAAACTAAGTATTTAGAATTTATTGAAACCATGTTCAATGTATGTTTGGGTCAGTCGCATGGATTAAAGGCTACAGATGTTTGGGATTGTGAATATGATATCTTAACTGCGTTAGGTTCAGAAGACGTAAAAGGAGATGATCCAGAAGGTTATAATATAGTAACAAGAAAAGAGGCACTAAAGTATGGGTTAGATTGGGATCAACTGACTAAATTTATAGGATATAAAAATCCTCCTCCTTTTTTTATATGTTCTAGTTTAAGTTATTTAAAAAACATAATGAAAATACTAACAACAGAT